TCAATCAGGCTTGCGGCAGTGGCAGAGGTGCCAAGGCGCTTCGTGACTGCGTTGTTCATGCCGACGAGACCCTTACCAGCGCCAGATGCAGCAGCACGGCCTCCAGAAGTGAAGTTGGCGTGGGTGGTGTCGGTGTCACCTACTACTTCGTCGCTGTTGTACTGGTCGCCGAGACGTGCGTCACGAACGGCCATCTGGAAGAGGGTACGCTCACAGGTCAGTGCGATTGACTGGGCCATCTGCTTCGAATATTCCCCACGGAACTCGAAGTGGGTGAGCATCTCATCGATGTTGTTCAGGAACACAGAGGACACAATGAAGTCGTCGATATTCAAGGTCACTTCCGAACTAGCGAAAGGCTGGCCGACGATCTCTTGGCCCGGGGTGAAGTGTTCGGCAGCGGCCTGTCCCAGAAGAGGGAACTGAGCGGACTTGCCACCGTTAAGGGTGCGGACCCGAATACGGTCCTTGAGGGCAAACATTTCATCGAAGTGGGTAAGAACCTCACCCGAGAACTGTTTCAGGAGAAGGTCGCGGGAACCTGCGTATGCGTTATCGTTAGCGGAGCCGTCGATAGACGCAGGAAAGTTGGCGACCTGTGCTGGACTAGGAGTGCCAGTCTGAGCCATTGTCTTTTCCTTTAGAGATATTCATTTTTGAAAGGATCGATCCCCGCGCTACTAGCTGCGTATCTCTCGAAGTTGTCCGCCGCAGCGGGCCTCAAGCATTCCGGTGACTGTGTAGTCTTGGGGGTATATTCCTGCTCGTCAGCAGGGCCGTTCCACTAAAGAGCGGCAACGGAAAGGGGCCTAGAAAACCAGTGACCCCGGAGATGAAATCTCTATTTCCGTGAGCGGTTCGCGGACTTCTTACGGATCCGCAGGTTGCTCAAGGCGTTGTTCGTCGGGTTACGATCCCGATGGTCGATGTCCTTACCCTTCACAGCTCTCTTGCCGCGCTTCTTGATCATGAGGCGGCGAGCTTTGTTCCGGGAGGATCGACGTTTGATTTGTGAAGGCTTGCCGTGATACGTGCGGTATTCCTTCTTGTAGTTACGTGCCATCGCAGAACGCCTCTCTCTTTACGTTATTGAGAAAGGCCTGATCAGTCGTACCCAGCGTGTCGTACTTACTCGGGTAGATGTAGTCCCACTGGCTACAGGCTGCTTCAATCCCGGAACCAACCTTTATCTCGCATCCGCTGATGACGCTGATCAGGAGAAAGACGCAAAGCATCGGAAGCAGCGTCGTTAGCAGCGCGAGCGCGTCTATCCGCGTCTTCATTTGCTTCGTCCTTGTATTGTTCTACCGCTGTCCTGCGGGACACCCAAATAAGAGCGACAAGGCCTGCGAGAGCCGCAAGCAGCTTGGCCTTACCAGCGTCCACGAGGGACAGGATCTTGGTGAGTTGTTCCATCATGACCGGCGACTTTTCGTACCGGAGCACTTCCACTTGGCTCGTGAGAGACGAAGCGGACTGTTGGGGTTCTTCGCGGCCTTAGGGTGTGACTTCATCTGGCCTGCGGATCTTGCGCAATAGGCGTCGCCCTTGGACGTACCGGGGCGGACTCGCGGTCCACCGCCTTTTGCCTTACCGGCCTGACCGTAGCTGACCCGCTTTCCAGATGCAGTGACCTTGACGGACGCTTTCCCTTTAGCGGGTTTAGCCATGTCACTTCTTCTTTGGTTTGAAGCCGCCAGTCTTATTCTTCATAGCCGAATAGGACTTCGCGGAGATGGTTGACTTGCTCTTGGGGCGGCTAGTGCCAGCCTTCTTCCGAGCATTGATGTTGTCGTAGAGACCTCGTGGCATTCTAGTTCTCCTCTTAAACTGCCTCTCCAGACTTCAGACCACGGAGTATCCGCGCCCACAGACCGGGTTTCTTCTTAGGTTCTTGGTAGGTGAGTTCTTGGGGTGTCACTTCGATCATGAAGCCAGCATCCCGCCAGCCCTCTCGCATCCCGTGGACCATGCCCCAGTAGAGTTCATTAACTACCTTGGGGTCGTTCTGGTCGTACTGGATCGCGAAGGCGTCATAGCCGGGACCGTACTTGGATCGAGCGCCTGCCTCCCAGCGCCCCATAGAGATCATGATGTCGTACAGCCGCTTGTAGCCGTACTCGTCGCGCCAGATATCGATGAGCTTGTACTTCTCGATCCCTGTGTCCTGCGCCACTGCCTCGGCATATTGGTTAGCATTGCCGGTCGAGTAGGCTGCAAGGATGTGATCGATACTTGTCTGGCTATCGTTCACCGTAGCGCGACGAACAACGTAGTGTCCCCAATAGGCCGCGCCTCCGTAGATACTGTCGAAGGCCGGTGTTGGAAGTTGGGAACCATCGGAGGCCGGGAGAAGGGTAGGAGGCAGCGCCCCGAAACGGTTCTCATGGCCGTCCCGGGAGGCCCCGATGGCCCCAATATTTCGCAGTCGGACAGACGCTGGGACTGACCGATCTGAGATATGATACGGCCAAGGCCCTTTGTAGATGTCCATCTGCTTTGTCCTTAGATTGCTGACCGTGCGAGTTTCTCAGTGACCTTGCGGTTGAAGGCAGAGTCCTTGGAGTACCGAGGATCCTTCATGTCCGCCTTGACCTGCGCCCAGCTCTCATAGGTGTCTGCCGATGCTGGCTGACCACCGTCGATCTGGCGCTCGGGTTCACTGGTTTGCTCGCTGTCGAAGCGGGCCTTGAGGCCGCGCACGGCAAGCTGGATCGATGAGACATCGTTGGAGTTGATCGTAGCGTTGAAGGCGTCGATCTCAGACTCAGACAGGTTGTCTGCGGCCCAAGTGAGCATGTCGCCATAAGCATCCTGCCCGCCGACGCTCTCGTAGATCTGTTCGGCCTCTCGGGCGACTACCGCCTGCCGACCCTCGATGTAGTTATCGACGATCTCTTTCGAGAAACCAGCCTTCTCAGCCGCCTCGTAGGACTCTTGCGATAGCTCGCCAGTCTTGAGGAACTCTTGTTCCATCGCCGCCATGTCGAGGCCTGCTTCCTCCACTTCCTCTCGGCTGGGCTGAGGAATGGGCTTTGGTTTCTCCGTCGCCTTGCCTTGTTTCTTCTCAAGCTCGCTGTAAGCCTTTGCCATGTCCTCAGGGGACGAGAACTTCTCCGGAAGCCATTCGGGGCGACCATCGTCCTGTTCCTTCTGCTGACGCTCTAGCTCTGCTCGGTGGGCATCCTCAACCATCTGCTCTGGCGTGGGCTGAGTACCCTCGGATGTATTGATCGTTACGCTGTTAGTCGTTTCCATTATTCACTGGCCGTAGCCATCTCCTGCGCTGCACCAGCAGCTACACCCTGTTCAAGGGCCGACTGGGCCATCTGGGCCATCATCGCTTGCTGCTGTTCTTCTTGGATTTGCTCTTGGGACTTGATCAGGCCGTCCATATCGAGGCCGAGTGAGGTCCCAACACGTTTCACAAGGTCACCTACGTTCACCATCGCCATAGCTTCGGGGATCTGGGAGACCATCTGAAGAAGCTGACCGTACTTGGTCAGATCATGCCCACGACCCAGCGCCTCGAGGCCGGTCACGATAGACGGCTTCACGACACCTTTAGGGAAGTTGGGCAGACGCTTCGCTTTGGTCATGCGGGCCATGAGCCGGTTGACCAGAGGAAGCTGAAGTTCGTTGGACAGGACGCTGTAAACACCACCAAGGGCGTTCTCCAGCATCGCACTGAGCATCCGGATCTCTTCTGCGGTGACACGCTCGGCGTCTCGGGTCACTGCGGACTCCATGAGAAACGCTTGAGCAAGTCGCTGCTCGATCCGGTTGGCCGTCGAGGAGGCGACCTGTAGGTCTCCACCTTTCTGAACCTGCATCATTTCGATGTCATCGGATCTACCTGTAACCACGGCACCATTAGGGGCCTTGGCGACCGCCTCTTTGCTGGTCAGGCCGTTGGGCTTCACCAGAACCAAGAGACGTGCGGAGGCTGCTGAAGCGTCCACGATTGCCTTGGTCAGGCCTTCGAGGGACAGCAGGTCACCGTAGATCTCTTCGACGTGGCTGCGTCCGTAGGGCTGGTCGGTCAAAGCACACCAACGGAGCGCCATGATCGGGGGAGCGTCGATAGGGAAGTCACCTTCGGTCCCGGGGATCATCACCTCGTTGACCTCTTGGTACGTCATCCACCGCAGCGGACCCTTCTCGGACTTACGGCCCTTGTAGAAGCAAGTGTAGATATCGATGATCTGGCTCGAGCCGTCGCTGGCCGCTGGGTCAAACCCGGCAATCGCTAGTACGTCTGGATCCAGAGTATCAGGAGAGAAGGACTCTTTGATGATGACCTTCTTCAGTGCGCCGGATGGATCCCGGCTGACGACATACTTGTCGAGAGAGAAACCCTTCATGCTGCCCTGCGCTGGCAGGTACAGGAGGTAGTTCCCGGTGACGACAAGATGTCGGAGGGCCTCGAAGAGGGGATTGCGCATCCCTTCGCCCTCTAGCTCGTTAATGACTGAGCGTTCGACGGTAGCCAGATCCTCGTCAATGGCAGCTCGAGCTTCGTCGTTCCCGCCTGTGATCTCCGCGATTGTGTAGTCATCTACAGTCAGTCGGAAGAACGATTGGTTCGGGGGGAACAACGCCATCTGGAGTTTTGCAGCGAGGTTGTTGACCCCTCGTGCGCCGATGGACTGGTAGGGTGTCCGGATCTTACTAGCGTCGGTGAACCCCTCGCGGGGCATGATCGTGGGTATGGTCAGGAGGGCGCTCTCTCGCGCTCGCTCTAGAAAGACATTTCGTCTTGATTCCAGCCGACCATACATAGCCTTGCTGGATGTATGCATCAGTAGTTCACCGGCTTCTGTCGATTAACACCGCCGATGGTCGGTAGCGCTGGGCCTGAGGGCTGAGGTGCCTTGGGGATCGCTAGTTGGTTGCGGTATCCACCACCTCCTGCGCTCTTGTTAGATCCAGCAACAATCTGCGAAGAAGTCTGAGGGGTCCCAGCGCCGTCATTCGGTAGGTTCTGGTTGTTATTTGCCAAGCTGTCGGCAGTACTGCCGTAGTTCGTGGAGGGCTTCGGGGCTACAGGAGGCTTATAGGTGTCCTGAGATCTGCCTCGACCGCCCATCATAAGCAGGAGACCAACCCCTAGGGCGGCTGCAATATTACACATTGTAGGAATCTTCCTTCTGGCGGGCATTTATCTCCCGCAAGTGCCGGATAATTTGCTGCTGCCCTGATTTGAAATTCGTTTCATTGAGATCGTAAACAGGGTCCTGCGGGAGACCGTCCGGGAAGACGGCCTCCAAGTAGTTCAGGACCTCATCAGATACGTAAGGTATCTTGAGGTTATCCATAGTTCTCACTCTGCTATATGGAGCATTAGCTCTACTTTACTGGACATGCGCCGGTCAGACATTCGTCATCCTCAAGCTCGTCCAGACTGTCGGTATCGATGAAATCGACCGGAGACAGCGTTGCCACGTAGGCGTCGTAGGCCTCTTTGGTCACCACTTCCTGCGGGAGGTAGGGGTAGCCTAGGTCCTCTGCTGTCTTGGTTGGATCGTTGCGGAAGATCCACGACACGCCAACGTAAGTATCCCAGTGCTCCATGAGCCAGTCGAGGATCGCAGGGATCTCATCGACATCGTAGGAGATGGTCACCGAACAGTTGTGATCGACGTATGTTTCCATGAGCATCCGGTAGCGCTCGAGCTGCTCCACAGCAGACTCAAGGTTCACCTCGACACCATCGACAGAAGTGAACTGCACGGTCTCGTTTGCGACCGGGAACGTCACGATCATCGCATCTTCGTCGTATGGATCCTTGAAGGTCTTGTACCCAGCCTTGACTAGGGCAGGGACCAGCGGGTCGTGCGTCGAGAACTTGACGTTGTTGAAGATGTACTTCCCGAGCGGCTTGTGGACGCCCTCGGTCGTAGACATGACCTTCGACAAGGTGCCGCTGGGCTTCACAGTCGTGACCGCCTTAGCGTATGGAAGTCCCAACTCGTCGGCCATCTCCTTAGCAGCGTCGTGAGCTGCGGCACGGAGAACCGTTAGGTACTCACGGCTCGGATTTGCTGCTGCGATACCAGTGATCCCGACGCCCATCAGGCGCAGGTAGTCATTGGTCTCATGCCAGCTTGGCTGGAGCACACCGTCACGGAAGTCAACGCAAGTCTGGCGGTAGTTTGCCCGGGCCACAAGGCGCATGACCTTGAGGATCCGAGGGTTCTCCATGCCGAACTTGGATAGGTCGATCTCCACGAGGTTACAGAAGCTACCTTCTCCACCCAGCAGGATCTCTGCGCACGGGTTGACGCCTTGGAACCACGGAGCACGGCGTTTCGCCGACTGCCCGTTAATGAACCCCGGCTCTGAGCCACCACCCTCGACCATCTTGGCGAAGATACCTTCCAGCTCGAGACGGCTAGGCTTCTTCCAAAACAGGACGGAGTTGTTCGACTGACCCCGCCACGGGCGGTGCATCCAGTGATCCTTCTTTGCCATGATGAAGTGCTGGGCAAGCTCGTTGTCGATATCCATCAACGCGATCTCGGCAGAGCGCCGGGACGACAGGGTAGTGCCGAGCAGATTCATGATGTCGAGAATGTCGATCTCGTCCAGCAGACTGCCCTCACGCAGGTTTAGTACATCACAGATCTTCTCGTATGCCTCGGCCAACGCACGGTCACCCGAACTGATCCAGCCATATCCAGAGAGCCGGTCACCTGCTGGTCGGATCTCAGAGAAGTCGAGCTGTAGCTTGGTGCAGTCAGCCGGGAGCGTTAGCAGCTTACCGACAGACCGCGCCCAAGACTCAGCGCTGTCACCGATGGACAGCACGTACTCACCTTTGACTGGCGACGAGAACTCATTGGTCTCGCGGCCACCCTTGGTCAGTCTTGCGGACCTGTTGATCTGGACTTCGATGGACTTGTGGAAGCCTCGGAGGACTCCGGTCTCGGGCTTGAAGCCCACTCCGCAGCCTTGGAGTAGAAGCCAGAAACCGTCAACCACATCGGAGGGAGTACGTACCGTGTTGAATGAACAATTAAACTGGCTTGCTTCGCGAGTACGAGCGACATCAGTACCGCCAAGCCAACGAGTGCGGCCAGCCGGTGAGGCTTCAAGGTTGAAGAAAACCTCCCAGAGATCATCAAGTTCACCTAGTTCTTCGGAGTTAAGGGGTCGGCCTAGCGCCCGTTCCCAAAGCCACTCTTGGTGCTTGATGATACGGTCGGTTACCTCTGCGAGGGTTTCAAATTGGGTGCCCTCGTCGTTCTTGGGGCGGCTATAAGTTCGGCGGTGAACGATTTCCGCCCGTGTGTCTTTGAATGACATAATTCACCTGTAAAAAGAAAAGGGACCCGGAGGTCCCCTTGGTTAGTCGAATAGATCTTCAAGGATGGGTGGCTTGTAGAAGGGTCCCTTCATGACCTTTCCAGCCTCGTTGAAGATTGGTTTGTAGTCGGTATCGAGCTTCGACATGTTGCTCTCGTGAACCCTGACGAACGCGGGTTCGAGGGGTAGCCCAAAGGCGACCGCTGTCCCGTGAACTACGTACAGTAGATCTGCGAGTTCCTTTGTGAGCGCCGCCTTGTTGATGACGGGCCTTTCCAGCTCTTCCCATACTTCTCCTGCCTCTTCCATGATCAGGTCTTGCCGCAGGCGAGCGACCTCTAGGGTCGGCTCTTGGTCTACGGGCTGGCCCACTGCCTTCGTGAACCGCTCGACCATCTGCTGCTGTGTGACGTGCTTGATCATCACTCCTCCTCTTCTGGGTAGAACATCCGGATCATCCCCATCACGATGCCGAGCATGAACTGCATAACGGCAAGCGTGAGACCGAGGACGACCCCTGTTCCAACGATGACGAAAGGGGCCAATAGGCCCATGATCACTGCGTGTTGGATGAGATCATTCACAGGATCGGTTCACCCCGCAGCCTGTTAATCTCCATCTCCGCGTAACGCTGTACTTTACGGAGGTCGGTTATCCGGCTCTCTGTCTCGTCCTGTCCCGGGTACAGCTTGCTGCCCGCTCGACAGGCGTACTTGCAGATGTTCCCGATCTCGAATGACAGCCGGTTCTCCATGATGAAGGTGACCGGCTCGATCTTGTACTGCGTGTAGTGAGAGGGTCGGACAACTATAGGGTCGTCGGTGTCCATGTGGTGATCTCTCCAGTATCTAGGTTGTAGTCAGTGTGCCGAAGGATCCGGGCCACCTGTGCTTGAACAACAGCATCATCCTCGGTGAGCTTTGCCTTCTCGTATGCCGAGACGACCCGCTCCCAGAGATCTGCTAGATCCCGCTGCCCGGGTTCACCGAGGATGTCTGCTGCTCTCTTTGGTCCAATACCGGGACAGCCCTTGTAGCCATCCGTGGCATCGCCAGAGAGGGTCTGGCTCATCCAGTACCAGTCAGCGATGGTCTCGCTGTTCCGGTAGACCGTGCGGTCATCTTGTGACCACAGGCGTACTGGGAGCGTCTTCATGTCCTTGTCTGCGGAGTACACGAAGTAGTTCGGGTTGAGACCTGCGAGGATCCCGAGACAATCGTCACCCTCGAGACGGGGCAGCATGGCTACCTCGTACTCGTCTTTCGTCCAGTCCCGCAGGGCCGCAAGGTTCATCGGCTTACGAGTGCTCTTGCGGTTGCCCTTGTAGCTAGGGAGGATGTCCTGTCGGAAGTTGTCAGGTGACGTGAAACATAGGATCGCTCCGTCTGCCTCGGTCACCTCACAGATCGTATCGATAGCGTCCCTGAAGCTGCGCTTGACCTCCTTGAAGTCAGTAATGAGCGACCAGATATCGTCGCCCCAGTCCCACTCGATCTCTGCGGCAGAGCACACTTGGTACGCTGTTATATCCGCGTCGATCAGGACCTTCTCTTTCTCAAGTGCCATGCGGGCCTCCTTGGTTTGGGTGCTATACGGAGCATTAGTGAATTGGTTCGTCCTGCGGGATCAGATGGCCGCACAGGATCTCCCACGACACCGGGAAGTGCGGGGCGAGAACTGTGTTGATCTCCTCTGCGACGAGCCGTGTTTCTTGCTGTGCGTCGTCATGGATCCGCTGTCGGCAGACCCGTGCGAACGCAGCGAGAGAGCCGGTCCAGTACCACTCGGTCATCATCGACTGAGGCAGGACCATGCGGGCCTGCTCTGGTGCCACGCCCTCTTCGATCAGACTGTCGTAGACAGCGAGGGCCATCTGGACGGCATCGAAGTAGGCTGCGGTCAGCTCGGGTTGCCGGGGGTGGGGACCACCGGACCCTTGCTTCTTGTTCTCCGGACGCTTGCGCCACTCATGGGGAACCCAGATCTCGGGGTCGGCATCGACGTATCGACGGCTAATCTCGTTCTCGGACAGGCCAACTTTGTGTTTGAAGAGCTGACGGGCGACGAAGACAGGCGCTCGGACCAGTAGGGTAGCCTGACAATGGCTGAACGGTGTCCAGTGGTTATGCTTGGCGAGATACTGGATGAGCTTGGTGTCACCCTCGTCGAACTCTTCTTTATACTTATCGAAGGAGACGCGGGCTGAGTTGACGACTGTTAGGTCGTCTCCCATCACGTCAATCAGGGAAACTGAAATCAAACTCCGGCTCCTCTATGTCGTTACAGTTGCGGACGTACTCGGCAACCTTGATGAAGACCTCAGGATCCGTGCAGTCATTCTTGACCCTGTTTGCCAACCACGAGACCCACTTAATATTACCATGAGTATATCCCAGTGATGGGACGATACGGTCAATAGTTGCTTTGTGGTCGTGCGCACTGTTGCCTCTCAAATCTAGATCGATGCCAAGTACTGCACATTTCCCACCTTGCTGGTTCCATACGTTCTCTAAGTACTCAGGACTAAGGTCGTACTGAATAGACCGTTGTTTAGCCCCGTTTTTCTTACGTGAATGTATCTCCGAAAACGGGCGCTCAAGCATGTTCCGCTTTTTCCATTCGGCGGTGTATTGCAAATGGCAAGGCTTGCATCTGGATTGATAACCTGCCTTGGAGCCATTCCCCCAGTACTCTGTGACGGGTTTTGCCTCTCGACAATCTTTGCAAGTTTTAGTCTCGGACATCCTCAGACTCCTCGACTAACTTCACGTACTCCTGATAACCACCGATGTGCTTGCCGTTCACCCAGATCTGGGGGACGGTCTCGAAGCCCTCGGTGTCGAAGTAGTGCTTGATCTCTTTGCTACGGTTCTTGGTAAGGTCGTGATACACCCACTTGTGGGATGATTTACGCGCAAGTTGACGGGCCAGACGGCAGAACTTGCAGTCTGGTTTTCCTAAGATTGTGACTTTCATCAGAGGCCTTCTTCGTGGAACGCTTCGAGCCACTGACGAACGATGCCAGACCTAACAATGTCTTCGAGGCCGAGTTCGACGTGGACGCAATCGATGTTGTGGGAGCGAGACATATCGATCAGGTGTTGGAGGCCTGACTTCTCAGCCAAGTCCGTCTGATTGGTGTCTCCGGTGATGACGAGCTGGGTTCCCTCGCCAACGCGAGTGACCAGCATCTTCAGTTCGTGGAGTGAGCAGTTCTGTGCCTCGTCAACGATAACGAAGGCGTTGCGGAACGTGCGTCCACGCATGGTCTCCAGAGGGGCGATCTCGATGACGCCCTTGCTCATGCAGTAGTTAAAGTGACCAGAGCCTAGACGCTCGGTCAGCGGCTCGGTCAGAGGGATCATCCACGGGGCCATCTTTTCATCGATGGACCCCGGGAAGTGACCCAGTGTGCGGCCTGCTGCCACGTTGGGTCGAGTGAGAACGATCTTCTCGATCTTGTTCTCGGCCAACATATCGGCAGCGATGACCGACGCTATATAGCTCTTACCTGTTCCCGCTGCTCCGCTTACGAGCACCTGACTTGCTGACTTGATCGCTTGGATCAGCCTTAGCTGGCCGGGTGTCTTTGCTTTTAGCGGGGGTCGGTTTTGCTTTGGTTTTGGTTGGGCCTGTTCGCGCTGCTGAAGCACCTCCCGAGCTAGTGCTCTTCGGTTGCGCTTCTCCTCCCGCTTCTCCTGACGGGTTAGGCGTTTTTGGCTCATACTCTCCGCACCAGTGTGCGCCATCCACAGACTTAGACGTGGGATAGCGATTGCATTGCAGTCCGAAGGATCTTTTGGTCAGGTACTTGCAGCTAGAGCAGCTTACGGCTGTCACGGGCGCCTTCCTTTCCTACTGTATTTCTTGAGGTTCTTGGTTCGCCGCTGCTTGAACATCGGGGTCCGAAGTTTCATAGCGACAGGGTTTCGTTTAGTGGGTCTCGGCCCAGTTTTTTCCGACATTGAACTCTCCATCGAGGGGCATCCGGAAACCGAAGAACTTCTCCGTTCTCTTGATGGCTTCGATGCAGGTTTTGCCGACTTCCTCAGCGATCTCAGGGGGGCAGGAGAGCTGGACTTCATCGTGAACCCAAGCGTGCCAGCGGACATCGAGGTCCTTCTCCTTGAACAGGTCGTCCATCTCCACGATCCAACGCTTGCAGACAGCAGCCCCGGCCCCCTGCAACAGCGTGTTCAGGGCGGCGTGCTCACTGCGGACGTGGATCTTTCGACGGTCGAGGCCGTACAGATAACCAGCCTTGGCTCGTTGCTTGACGGAGGTGGACAGCTCTTTGATCGCTGGGACTGCCTTGAGGAACTTACTTTTGAGGTAAGCTCCCTTCTGCTCACCGCCCCCAACAATCGACCCGATCTTCTTGTTACCGGCTCCGAAGAGCCAAGCGTAGATAAAGGTCTTGGCTTGGTTCCGTGTCTCCAGACCAGCCGCTTTCTGGTTGGCTGTGTGGATGTCACCGTTGAGGATCTCGTCGCCGTAGGCACCGTTGTCCCAGAGAGACATGTAGTGCGCTAGGCACCGCAGCTCTAAGCCGGATGCGTCACAGCCAAGAAGCACACGTCCCTCAGGGGCAGTGAACAGGCTGCGGCACTGCTTGCCGTATGGAGCGTTCACTCCGGGAACTTGGCCCAAATTTGGCGATTGATGGGTGGCGCGGCCCGTCACAGCCCCATTGGTCGTCACTCGACCGTGGATCCTGCCGTTCTTGACCTTCTTGAGCCAGCCTTGGCTACCTTGTACCAGTTGGCCTAAGCGCTTCTCGATGAGAAAGTTCTCTGCGAGTAGCTTGGCTTCCGGGTAGGGCAGGCCTGACAGCACGGTCTCGTCAACCTTGGGCTTACCGCCGTCAGTCATAACCTCAGGCTCCCACCCATGCAGGGTGATCAGCCGGTCGGCGATGTGATCGCGGCTCGCTGGGTTGAAGACGATCTCCTTCACCTTGTAGGTCAGCTCGCCCTTCACGTACCCGCGTGTCTTGTTGTTAGCCTTGGGTATGAAGGGGGTCTTGACCTCCCACGGTGGGAAGGCTTCGGCGAGTTCCGCGTGGATCTCGGCCTGCCGGGATTGGAGACTACGAAGGAGACTTTCGGCTGCTTCGGTATCGAAGGGAAACCCCTCGGCTTCCTGCCGAGACATGATCCGAGCAACGTCTTGTTCAAGCTGTCGAGCGACCGGGGAGTAGTCCTGCTGCTCGATCCACTTCCACAGGGCGAGTGTTACCTCGACATCCTGCTGGGCGTAGGTGAACATAGACTCGTTGAACTCTTCCCAGCCTCCTTCGTAGTCGTCCTTGAGGACACCGAGCCGCATGCCCCATGCCTTTAGGCTGTGTCGTCCCCGAAGCTCCTTCGGAAACTCAACCCCCTTCGAGATCTGACGCTCGTCATCTTCCCAGAGTGTGGGCCAGATGAGGCGGGTGTCGATCATGGTATCGAAGTCTCGGCGGTCATCTACGCGATCCCACCAATCATAGACCTTCGCTAACGCTCGGTTATCGAAGTTCCAGATGTTGTGGCCGATCAGCCCGTCGCTCTCGTAAAGCGTCCGGGCAAGGTCTTCACACTGGTCAGGACGGGCGGCAAGCCGCTCCCCGGTGTCCAAGTTAATCGCCGTGATACAGTGAACACGGTCGAGCTGGTCCAGTAGACCGTTAGTCTCGATGTCGTAGATAAAGCGTGGCATGCGTGGCTCCTCAATGGGATAATCGCGTTTGTGGGACTATACGGAGCAGCGAATAGCCAGTCCGTCGCGGATCACAATGTCCGCACGGATCTTGAACTCCGTCAGGTCCCGTACTTTTTCCTGTAGTCCGATGGTGTCTCGGATGATGTTGTCGTCGGAGATGATCGTCTCCGCCTTCATGTAGGTATCAACAGGGATACCGTAGCTGTAGACCGCACTAGACTGGTCCATGAGCAACTCTTCGACCTGCTCTGACTGGAAATCCAGTTCGTCCTGCGTGATCGCAAGTTTAGCCTCGAGATCGTTGGCCTCTTGGCAGAGTTCCTCGAGTGCGTCGTCTGCGTTAGCAAGCGCCTCTCGCAGGTCGTCGTTCTCCCTGACCAGTTCCTCGATGAGGTCCCGGACGGTAGGTACATTGTCGGACATAAGTCCCCCTAGAAATCGTTGTGATCAGCAGGCCAAGATGAGTCTTGGGTGCTATACGGAGCATTAGCTTCCGAGGCGGCAGACAGCCGCCCCGTGCTCTTGTCGTAGGACAGTAAACCGGCCACCCCGGTCTCACCGCTGAAGCGGTTCTTGAGGACGCGGATGGTCGTGAGGTGCTTGCTGTCTTCGTCTTGCTGGTTGCGTTCGAGACCGATCACCATGTCGCAGAGCTGGCCTAGACCAGCCGATCCTCGAAGCTGACCCAGCCGGGTCTGAGCGCCTTCCTCGTGCGGTGTGCCTTCGGGACGCTTGAGGTGGGAGATGATGATCAGCCCGACCCCTGTGTTCTCCGTAAGAGAGCGCAGCTTTGTAGCGAGATTGTCGATCAAACGTCGCTCGTCCCCGTCGCCGAGGCCGCTGACCACGATACTTACGTGATCGAGGATGATGTAGTCACACTCACACGACACAGCGAGGTAGCGGATCTTACCGATCAGGCTGTCGATGTCTGAGGAACCCCAGTGATCGTAGAGGAACAGCCGCCCGGTGCCACAGGTAGCATCGAAGGCCTCCTTCAGATCCTCGTCGCCCACTTGGTAGTCGGGGATATGGATCGGGGCGTTGAGGTGGAGGCCCATGATACCCTTGGCTGTCCGGGTGGTGGACTCCTCGAGCATCAGTGCGCCGACCGTCATGTCCTTGTTGATCAGTAGGTCGTACATGATCTCCCGGATCACGGAAGACTTGCCCATACCAGAGCCAGACGTGAAGCAGACCATCTCCCCCTTGCGGAGGCCGTGGGTCATCTCGTTCAGCTCGGGCCAAGGGTAGTCCACCGCCTCGTGCAGCTCGACTTTGGACACGTCAGACCAAAGGTCCTTAGCGTTTAAGATGCCGTCAGGGCGGTAGGCCTTAGCCTGCCACACAGCATCGACCAGCTCCTTGCCTTTACCAGCAAGCAGGGCATCGGATGCGTCCTTCGCTGGTAGATTGGCGATGTAGGCCTTGCCGGGAGCCAGCTTCTCTGCTGCCTCACGGGCTGCTTTCTGCCCAGCGTCGTCCATGTCAAAGGCGATCACGACACGCTCGAAGGTCTCGAGCCACTCGGATTGCTGGGCGAAGACCTTGGCGGCAGACTGGGACCCGCTGGGTACGCTGACCACCGGCCACTTGCCCTGACCCATGACCTGCGCCATTGCCAGTGCATCAATCTCGCCCTCGACAACGGTGACCATCTTGCCGCCTTGACCGAACAAGTGCTGGCCGAAGAAACCTGCGTCCTTGAAGGATCCCTTCACGCTGAACTTTTTGTCAGCGGTGCGGATCTTCTGGGCGACGATCTCTCCGGCCTTGTTGCGGTAGTTCGCAATCTGCACGGTTTGGCCGTTGTGCTTGCCGACCGTGTAGTTGTACTTGCGGCAGATGTCCTCGTTGATCTGGCGTTTGCCGAGGGCCTGCGGCTCTCCTCTCAGGAACTCTGACGACATGGGCTTGGCGTCGATGCGCTCGCCCGTGGATCCGGTTCGATACCCACACCCGAAGCAGTGCGAGTGCGTGTCGTATACGGCAAGGTTGTCCTTACTACCGCATGCTGGACAGGGGTCGTGACGGATGAAGGTGCTCTCAGGATACTGGTCGTCGTGCATTTGCTTCCCTAACGAAATCTTGCAGAGGGCCGTAGCCCTCGATGCCTAGAAGTGTCGGGGCTGCAACCGCAGTGACAGAGTGAGATGAGTAGAGGTCTGCGAGGAGCTGATCCGCATGAGCGGCTAGGTCCTCTGGTAGTGGGGTCTTCCCGTCCCAGCCGACCAGAGCCACAGCGATGCTGTGCTTGTCCCAGCCTTCAAGGTGGTGACCGATGGTCTCGGGATGACGGGTGTTCACGGGGCCGCTGGCGTCGATGCAGTAGTGGAAACCACAGCAGTAGTAGCCGGAGCGGCGATGAAGGATATCGAGGTCGTGGGCTGTCTCGGCCCGGGTGACTGCGTGAACGATGATCGCGTCAGTCGTTGGGCGGCGCTTAGTCCACTCATAGGATACGGAGGTCACGGTGTGGTTCCTCCAGCCAGCTCTTCGGGATCGGTTCTTTGTCGGAGTAGCCGTGCCACAGGAAGTTGTGCTTGTCGCACCACATCGCGTAGGTGGTCTTGCTCTTCTTACCGATCTTGGAGCGAGGGTTCGAGAATACGAACCGGATATCAAGATGGGGCTGGCTGTCTCTCAGCATCAGGAATTTCTGCCTGTCTGAGGTCACCCAGCGTCCTTTCGTTTCGATCACTATGCCGTTGGGTAGGATGAAGTCTGGTGTGTACCGCCGGTTCTTGGCGGGCTGCACAAATGGAACCTTCAGCGGCTCGTACTCATAAGGAACGCGGGACTTCCTAAGAAACCCCGCGACCTTCTCTTCCAACCCTGAGCGGTAGCCCTCGATGATCCCCCTGTTGGAGGATCTAGAAGTCATCGTGGTCTAGCACCTCGTCAGCTTCCGGTTCTGCCACGAAGGACGCGACTTCATCCTCGGTCGCCTTGTAGCCATCCTCGACCTCGATGCCGAACTCCTCGAGACTAACGTTGCTGCTGTCGGATACCGGGTTGATGACCTGAATGATGAGCGGCTGGAGGGATACACCCTTACGGCCAGCGGCCTCCCAACAGAACATCTCGCAGCCGATGCGGATGGTGGAGCCACCGCCAACGTGGACCTTGGTAGGCTGGCCTCCGGCATCAACGAGGCGGGGCTTGCGATCCCAGATCTCACCGCTCTTGGTGCGGCGATTCTTGGCTTTGACCCGGAACACTACGTTGCCGGTACGCTCGCCTTGGTCATCTTCCTCGAGCTTGAATGCCGTGTTGTCACTGGGGTTCAGCTTCTTACCGGCATAGTCCTCATAGAACGATGAGATCTTGTCCATGATCGGCTTCGCTTCCTCAACAGGAACGGAAAGCCGTGTCTGGTAGACCCCGAGTTCATCGAACTGGTAGTCCGGGGAGTTCAGATAGGGAAAGACCGCTTTGCCTTTCGGCAGGGTCAGTTTTGTGGCGTGTCGATCTGCCATGTCTTACCTCTCGGTTTTGGTTGCTATACGGAGCATTAGGTTTTGGGTACGTCCCATTCTTGGGATGATCAGGAGAAAAAGAAGACAGACTCGTCCACCTCAGCCAGATCGTAGGCTCCGTAGGTCGGTAGTTCGGGTAGCTCGGCATGATCGCCGACCACCTCTCGCACTGTCTGTGAGAACTGAGCCAGTACGTCGTTGTGCTCGTACATTCGACGGAATGAAGAGCGTATCGTCTTCGCGAACAGGGGCATGACTGACGCATGAACCGCGAAGCTATCGTGGACCATTGCGAAGCTCGGGGTGTACCCCTCCCAATCTTGGGAACAATCGAGGAAATCGCAAACGGTCAGGCGGGCGTGACAAGCGTCCATCGAGTGAACGAAGTTAGGCGGGGTAGAGTTCCGCATAGCTCTGATATCTTGTCGTTGACCCGGGGTTCGATATCGCACCTGAAGCCGACGACCATCGAGGGTGGTGGTCACCTTGTTCTCGAC